CAGTAGCAGGAAATGTAATTGACACTTTATACGAGGCAGTTCAAAGAGGAACTAACATGACAGGCATAAGCACAGGATGGAAATACCTTGACAAATATTTAGGCGGTTGGAATAAGGGCAACATGGTTGTAATAGCAGGTAGACCTGGAAGCGGAAAAACTGCAATAGCTTTATCACTTGCGATTGATTCATGTAGACTTGCAAAGGTTCTATTTATTTCTTTGGAGATGTCAAAAGAGGAACTTGCAAAAAGATATCTTTCCTTTATTGCTAATGTAGAAAACTACAAAATCCGAAGTGCAAGGTTGACTGAATCTGATTTAAAACAAATCACAGATCAGTTATACGGAATGAATATGGACTTCTTTTTAGACGATGGCAGTAATAGTGATATAAACGACATTGTAGCGAAGATAAAACTTCACAAGGCTAAACATGGTCTTGATATAGTTTTTATTGATTATATGCAGTTAATTAAAAGTCATCAGAAAATAAGAGAGCAAGAGATTGCACATATTAGCAGAACTCTTAAACTTTTAGCAAAAGAGTTAGGAATTACAATAATAGCACTCGCACAACTTTCAAGAGAAACTGAAAAACGAGCTGAAAAGAAACCAATGCTTTCAGACTTAAGAGAGAGCGGTCAAATTGAACAGGATGCCGATATTGTTTTGTTCCCATTTAGACCAGCGTATTACTCAGATGATAAACCTGAGATTGAAATGGATGCTGAGTTAATTATAGGCAAGAATAGACATGGGCAATGTGTATCTGTACCAATGTCATTTGAAGGGCGTTACACACGTTATAAAGAAATACTATGAAACAATATAAACACGGAGACCGCATTAGAATTTGGTGCGTTGACACAGTAGAACCCGAAGGAGGTTTTTGGTCAGAAGGTACAATTCAAAAAGTAGTAATTGAAAAATTAATCTATGTAGAAGATGGATCAAAAGAAATTGATTTAGAAAGTACAATAGAAAGTTTTGAAGGATATAAAATTGAAAAGATATGAACTACGAATACGAATACATCAAATTAAAAGCAGCACACACTCGTTTAAAAAACACCTACGAGAACAAACTTGAAAGTGCTAAGAGAGAAATCCAAGAGCTAAGACAAATGATTCTTAAGCCTGAGCAGAAAACAAAAAAGGTAGACAAGAACTTTGATGAACTACTCAGAATAGTTTGTCAGGAGTCCAACGTAATACCAAAAGACTTTTTCTCACGGTCAAGGAAGCGTGAGTATGTAATTGCAAGAGCAATGTTCTGTTATTTTGCATACAGAGAGTTAAATCAGTCACTAAAGAAAATCGGACTATATTTAAACCGTGACCACTCAACAGTAATTCACGGCAGAGATATGATAGGCGACTATTTAGACATTAATATGAAATTTGAAACTGCAATGCACAATAGAATTAAATCACGACTTAATGCGATTCCTGACGATTACATTGAAGAGGTCTTACGAATATCTCCATATTTGTCTTAACAATGAAGAGGAAGTCATCTACTATTGGAGAAAGTACACAAAGCTAGGATGGGAGTTAGTATCTGTAGACGAATCACTTACAACTAAGATAGTGTGGAAACAATATTGATAACTTTGCCCAAATTAAAAAGAAATTTGTTAAATCAAAAAGCCACAAATAATATCGGAGCTAACGCAGTCTAACTGGCTGCGTGAGTTCTGCATAAAGATTGCAGGTGAACTTTCAAGCGACTTATACCAAGAACTATTTGTTATCTTATGCGAAAAGACGGACGAATGGATAGAAGAAAAGTACAAGAGCGGATATTGGGAAGGCTTTGTAATTCGCATTTGTTTGAATCAGTATTACGGCAAATACACTAACTTCTCAAAGAATTTTGTCAAACCAATAGGACTATATGACACAGAAGGAGTTGAAATAATAGAAGAAAACGACTCAATGTACAAAGAGGCACTATATAGCACTATTGATGACATTGTAAGTTCTAAAGAGTGGTATGAGCAAAAGATTTGGACTTTATACTGTGAAGGCGACAACAAACTTGAAATCAAACCACGATCTGCAAGAAGCATAAGTAGGGCAACCGATATCAGTAGACAAGAAATACTCAGAGTAATTAACACAATCAAAAAAGAAATAAATGAAAGACTTGTTGCAAATTTTGGGGATAGCATCGATGAGCATAATTTGGGTTAGAGAGTTTGGCTACAGATTCAAAAAGCCTTTAGGATGTGAGTTGTGTCTATCGTTTTGGATTACCCTATTTTGGTTTCATTCCATCGAGGGCATACCCTTAGCATTTTTAGCAGCAGCAAGTTCAACGATTATAAATAAGTACTTATGACACAAGAAGAAATAAACTACATCATTACTGAGATTCAACCACACTTCACTAAGTGGAAGCATAGTGGTTTTATGAGGTTAGCACCAGAGGACTCAGTAAAAGTCAGAGACATCTACTTTAGGGAGATGGGCAGACCAATGCCGACTTGCTCTAATTGTTTCGTTGAATCACTATATTCGTTAATTGTAAGAGCAGAAGCACAACAAGAACTACAAGCAGCTACTATTGCAGATGATGAGCAAAAACCAAAAAGAAAGAGAAGAACAAGTTAAATTCGCTGAATACTTAGCACACAACTCTTATGTTCTTTATGACATCGTGAGAGGTGTTAGTTATTGGAGCAACGGGAAAGAAACAAAAACAACAAAACAACTACTAAGGGAATATGAACTCATTCGGAGGACTTTGGAATAATCAGCAGTGCTTTGATTACGAGATGCGTAACGGCATCCATTTAGATAATCCATCATTCGTAAATATGTATGACGATGTTGTAAATGAAATCACAACTCTGTTAGATATTAAAACACACACAGATTTAGGCGGTGGCGTAGGTGCTTATTGTTTAGCAATGAAAAAGAAAGGCATCAAAACTATTTACTACGATCTGAATGAACATCACTATGAATACGCCCACGAAAGAAACGTAGCAGATGAATATCATATCTGCGATTTTACAACCAAGAAAATCAAGGCAGACTTTGTTTCTTGCATAGAAGTAATGGAGCATATTGAAGATGACAAGTTAAAGCCTTTCTTAGCTAATCTAAAGTGCAACTACTTTCACTTCAGTTCAACTCCGCACTACTCTAATTTCGATAAAGAATGGGGACACATCAATATCAAGCCTGTAGCACATTGGGTGCATTTATTTGAGCAATGCGGATTCACTCTATTACTGGAGATGTCAAAGCCTACAAAGTGGAGTTTATTATTTAAGAAAAAAATGAACTAATAGTACATTATGTTGTTTGAAATTAAATTCGCTGAGTGGATTGCGGAGAATCATTGGCGTTGCTGCGATGAACACGACTTCATTTACTATTGGTGTTCTGAAAGCAAAGGGATGTCACAAGTACCAACAGATTTACTCTTTGATATTTTTTTAAATGAAAAAGCACACTAAAATATACTTAGACTATTTCGGTTACGATCAAAGCAGTTGGATACCTTGTGAGATGTGCGGACAAACGGCTAATGATATTCATCACATCGAAGCAAGAGGAATGGGCGGCAGCAAAACAAAAGATACAATAGAAAACCTACAAGCATTATGCAGAAAGTGTCACATGGAATTAGGCGACAAGAAAGAACACAAAGTAATGCTTAAAGTAGTACATCAAGTTAAAATGAACGAAATAAAATGAAAGCAACAATAGAATTTGAACTACCTGAAGACCAGGAACAATATAACTTCGCAAACAAAGGATTTGACTACTTCTGTGTACTATGCGAAATCGATGAGTTTCTACGTCAGAAAATCAAGTATAGCGAACTTGAAGAAAAAGAATATGCCTTACTTGAAGATACACGAGAGCAACTAAGGCAGATGCTATTTGAAAGAGGGATAAGTCTTTAAAAAAAAGTGAAACAAAAGTGAAACTATGGCAAACGAGCAGAACTTAAAACCATTTAAAAAAGGAGAGGTTCACAACCCTAACGGCAGACCTAAAAAGTTTACTACACTGATGAAAGAGAACGGCTATTCACTTTCTCAGGTGAACGATTCAATTCAGGTAATTATGTCAATGGATGAAAAGCAAATAAAAGATGTCCTTAAAAACGATGAAGCAACCATGCTTGAAAAGACCGTTGCAAAGGCTATAATAAAGAGCTACGAGAAAGGCTCTCTCTATTCAATGGACACGCTTCTATCACGAGTGTACGGAAAACCAAAAGAATCAGTAGAGGCAACTGTAGAAGCAAAAGTAATAAATGTAACTTTAAACTTGGACTAATTATGAGCGGAGGACAATTTGATTACGACCAATATAAGATTGGATATATTGCCGACAAAATAGAACAACTTATTGAAAAGAACGGTAAACCAAAAACTAAAGAAGAACTTAGAGAGCAATCATGGATAGATGAAGAATGGCTTGAGAGAAACCCTGAAGACAAAAATCATCACAAATACCCAAGAGTAGTAATAAAGAGATTTAAAGAAGCCGTTAACATTTTACGAGAAGCACAGATATACGCCCATCGAATAGATTGGTTATTGTCAGGAGATGATGGTGAAGAAAACTTTTTAAAACGTCTTAATGATGAATTAGATTTCTTTGACCAGGTTAATAAAAAAAAGGTATGACCGAAAAAGAAGCAATC